GCTGTGTCTGCTCCGGGTCGGCCGCATAGTGCGCAGTCTGGGTTGCCTGTGAGGATTGTGGCGCGGTTGCGTTTGTATTCAGAAGAGTCGTAGGGGCTGCTCATGTTGCGTTCGGTTGTTCAGGTGGTGTTTGCCGTGGTGTGTTCTGTAGCGGTGGCAGTTGGCGCACACCGCATCGCATTTGTTTATTTCGTTGATTAGTTGTTCGTCGCTGACGCGATTCATTTTGTATGCGATGGTGAATGCTTTGGTAGTGGGGTCGCGGTGATCCCAGTCGATAATCACCACACTGTTTTCGGTGATTGCTAGTTTGCAGTCGGCGCAGTGGCCGCGAGCAATCTTTAGTTGGTCTGACAGTTGTTTTTGCGAAGCCCGTTTTGGTGCTTTGTGTTTGCGAGGATTGCGTGCGCGGTGGCTGCAGGCTGGTGAGCAGTAGCGTTTTCTGCGGCCGCCTTTCCATGTGGATGTTGTTCCGCACTGTTCGCACGTAATCGTCTCGGGGTTTTTTCTCACACCGCTGGTCATAACGTCACTTTATTACGTTGGTGGACTGTAGCAACCCCCTGCTGGCGCGCCCCCCAAAGGGGGCTTGCCCTCTGACTGTGCTCCGGGTTGTGGCACCGTGTCCCCCTCGCGCTTTCGGTTTGTCTCCGTGGTGGCCAGATGTTCGTCGGTTGTGGACAGTCACCAGTCGCGTTTGTGTCGTTCGTACGCTGCACCTCAGCCTTGTGGGCATGGGGCTCTACCCACGTTTCCGTGTGTTACACCAGCAGACTGCAAACGCCTACGTGGCCGTGGGAATGTTTAGTTGTGGGCGCTGGTTATAGCACTAGTTACGCCACGCACCCAGTCGGTCAACGATGGTTTGCATGTCGGCGGGTCGCCACACGTACACCTCTTGACCGTTCGTGTTCAGCTGCAGCAGCCGTGACCGCTGCTCATCGCTCAGCTTGCCTTTCGCGGTCTTGAGCTCTGCCCAAATGATGCCTTGCCCTCGACGACCAATCAGGATCAGGTCGGGCATGCCGGGCAGTCCGTCGGTCTTGTAGTAGTTGCCGTAGCGGCCGGGGCGGATGTGGTGCGCGTCCCATTCGCACATGTTCGCGGTGCGGATCACTGCGTCCATGAACAGCGCCTCGGATGCGTCGTTTGCGAGTGCCATTAGCCGAGCCACCACCATGTCGCCCACATGGCACCAATCACGGCACCGATTGTCAGTCCCCACAGCACACCCATCAGAACGGCTCCTCGCTGTCGTCAACCGGGCATTCGCCGTCGCGGTGATAGGTGATCCATTTGCCGTCAGCCTTTGTAGCGATGCCTTCACCAGCGGCGACGGCGGTGTAGCACTTGCGGCACTTGCCCGGAATCTTGTTCGTGATTGTCACGGGCCTGTCATCGTTGCTGCGGGCTGGTGCGTTATTTGCAGGCTCGTTGTGTGACGTACCGTCTTTCATCCATAAAGACAACGCAATACCGAACCGCATCGCTGCGTTGCGCAGGAAGTCAGACACCAGTTCTTTGTCCAAGTCTGGTTTGTGTGCCTCAACCGAACCGACCGCCCATCGCGTTACACCCAACAAGGTCAACTTGCCCCACATGGTTGCCATTTCAACTAACAACGGTGGTTTGTCGCGTCGCCGTATTTCGCCGTGCTGGATCCGGATTGCTGGCAAACCGTCAACCCCAAGCACCGGTTCCCATGACCACAGCGGGTCAATCTCGCACAGCGTTTTAGTGATGTGCGCATGACTCACATAAGCCAGCGACACGCCGTTTTTGTCTACATACGACACCACGCTGTTGTCTGGTATGCCGTACTTGCTGTAAACATCTTCGAGGCTCATGGCGCAATCCCGTGCCTTTCTTTCCGCATCAGCTCCATCACTTCGTCGTAGAACGCGGGCCATGCGCAACGTGTCTTGTCCAGCAAATCGCAGCGCAGACACTGGAAACGGTGGCTAGCACAGTCGCAACTGCCGCGCATCAGATACAGGATTACAAGCCGCTTTTCGGACTCCCACAAATCACCGTCGCGTTCAGGCACTGTGCGCCAACCTTTCCAGCCGGGTCACTTCTGCGGTCAGCGCTTGTATGCGTGTCAGCAGTGATTCGTGTTCGGTGATGTAGGCGGCGGCGTGCCGGAGCATTTCGCCGCTGCGTGTCGGGCCGAGCGCGTCCGTCATGGCTGCTTCGGTTTGCAACCAGCGCGCAATCTCTGCGCCTGTCGGGGCTGTGTATGTCACTTCTGCTTGCCCAATCCGAGCTGGTGCTCGAGCACTGCGTTGGCAACGACTTCGCGCAGCAGCATCGACACGTTCTTGTGTTTGCGGTCTGCGCGCATGTTCTCGAGTATTGCGTACTCGTCGGTGGACACCCGGAACGCAATCGTGCGGCCGAGCGGTTTCTTCTCTGTCATGGTTTCTCCCAATCTGCGGTGCGGCACCAACGCCGAACCTGCTGTTTGCGATTATTGCATACGCGTGTGCGTAGGTTTGCGGATTCCCGCCACATGCGCTTGAAGCAGCCGTGCCCGAACGGGCCGACCGGCCACTGGCGGCGGCCGTCAGGCCGTGTCCAACCAAACCAAAACGCCCGATCTACGACCCGGGCCTGCTGCTCCCATGTCAGGTGCTTCACGCGGTGGATTGGGGTGCTCGAGAACAGCCGCCACGTGCCTTTGTAAAACCCCCACGCCGACACGTAGCTGCTGGTCACGTGGCCGAGCTCTGCGCCCGTCTCGCACTGCGCTAGGGCCTGCATGGTCTGTCGGCCCAGCACAGGCTCCCAACGGGCCTCTACGGGCCTTACAGGAGCTAGGACGGTGATTGTGGCAACAAGTATGGCGACACGTCTAGGGCTCAAGTCTCTTCAGTTCGGTTGGCAGCTCCCACCTGTGCCACGGCGAGCGCCGCGTTCGCATTTCTGCGTACAGGATCAAGCCTGTTTGCGGGTCTGTGTAGACCTGCACCAGCACTTTCTTGTCGGCTGACCGTAGCAACAGGTAGCCATAGTGCGGGGTCATTCGTCCCTGTCCCAATCTTCGTCGGTCTGCATCACCTTTGCAAACGCCCATAGGGCCATGTACATGAAGCCGAACACGATGGCGAGGGCTCGGAACGCGTCCCACAGGTAGATCAGGTTGCTCATTTGTATTCCTCCCATGACCATTCGTGGATTTTGTGCAACGGGTTCGTGCATCCTTGATTCCATGTGGCAGCCCATTTCACGCATGAGTCGCACTGCCATAGTTCGTAAAGGGTTTGCATTAGCCGTCTTGCTTGCTCATCGTTCATTTGCGGCCCCGTTCTATGTCGCGGTGCGTCTGCGCACCCAGTTTCGTGATGCGACAGACCTGCTGTTGCAGCCCGCTGGAGGCTGTCCGGGTCTCTAGGGTTGGCGCAATCAGGCCCAGCGTGCGTAGGTCGCTGCAGCGTTTCCAGCCGCCTTTCTCCAGCCCGCACTGTGTCGAGGCTTCTTCGTCGGTCAGACCAGCCTCTGTAAGCGCGTATGCGGCCAGCAAACGGGCTTTGTGGGTGTTCCATGCCTTCGGCATGACCAGCGCCGCCTGTCGGCTCGTAGCGGGGTCTGTGTGCCTGTAGCTGGGCTGGTGCAGGTTGGTGCGCCACCACAGCGGGTCAGGCTTGCCCCGGGACAGCTCGTAGTGCAGTACGCAGTACGGGCCGTCCATCAGGCTGGGTATTTTGCAGACCCGGCACGGGCCGGTTGACCATTTCGGTGTTGCCATGATTCTCTCCTATCACGTGGCTGTTTGCACCATAACCGATGTTTGCAGGGTGGCGGTGGATTCCCCCGGGAGAGCAGGGGAACCCACCTAGCCCCAACCCGACAAGGGGTAACCGGGTCGGGACGTTCTACGGGCGGGGCAGTGCCCGCCAACGGGCCTCGTACTGGGCGGCGGTCAGGTTCGCAGCCCAGCTGTGCAGCTCCACATGGATGCCGTGGTAGCGGATGCCGATTGTGTTGCTGGTGTGGACGCGCCATGCGGCCCGGGAGCACAGCCATGTGCGGCCGTAGTCGCCGTGCATGTAATCGTTCACGAGGGCTATTCCGAGCTCGTCGGCGTACTTGGTGAGCCACGTGCAGGCTTCTAGGGCTTTGGCACGGTCTTTGGCCGCGTAGCCGAGGTCTAGGGCTAGGGCTGCGGCGTGCTGGGACATGGTGCCCGGCTGGTTCCGTATGTCGCGAATCACGTAGGTGCCGAGGTTGCTGAATGCCCAGCGGCGGCGAGACAGGCTGGAGCACGTTTCGGTGCCCGCCTTCTTGGCCTTCGCAGGGGTCTTGGCGGGTGTGTAGGGCTTCTTAGTGGCCGTCACGCCGCGCCCCGATAATGGGTTCCACGGGCTCGCCTTTCTTGGCGGCGATGCCGTTGCCGACTGCGTAACCAACAATCATGGTGATGATGGGCAGACCCTGATTGGGGTCGATTGCGCCGACCGCGATCAGCACGGTGATGCAGATCAGCGCGACCAGCGCGATGAGGGCTTTACTTGGGTTCTGCAGGGTCATCGCTGGGCTCCGGGAGGGCTGCAATCTCTTCAGGGGTCAGCTCACGGGTGACGGTTTCGCCTGTGGCTGCGTCGTGAAATGTGCCGAGGATGGGGTCAGACATGGTTATGCCTTCCTGTAGCCGTAAACCGTGACGGTGCCGCCAGTCATAGCGGCTGTTGTAATCAACGAAAATCCTGTGTACTGATTAGTTGATGCGTGTCTGCCTGATGCAAACCCGCCTACAGAACCCATGTAGAAACCGCCAATAGAAGTGTATTTCGCCATGTTTGGAGAAAGCAGGTCGACTGCTATTACTTGGTTGCTTGTTGAGTCGCTTTCGCCGGCGTAGGTCCATGAAGCGCCATTATTGACATTCAGCGTTGTCATCGCCCCGGTTACATAGTTTCCGAAATACAAGATTTGGTAATAACTTGTGTTGTATGCGCCAACGCTACTTGGTCCTAGTTGCATGGCTATTGCCTGTCCTGCGGCAGAAGTGCCACCACTCATAACTACGCGATAGTTGTCATAAGTGCTTGAGAAACAGTTGCTTACGGTAACGGTCGTAACGCTAGTCCCGACGGTAACGCTGGTGACATACACGAGGCCGGCGTTGGCAAGGTAGGTGTTCGTGTCCGACGCGGTAAGCACCGACCCCGCAGTAAACGTCTTCACAGCCATAACAAAACCAATCCTAACCTACGGATAACCAAGCCTGTCGGTGTCCAACACACCAAACGCGGTTGAGTCCAACGTGAACGGTGTCCCCAGCGACGGCGACAGATAGCAGCTGACGGTCGCCATGTCCGGGTAGAACCCGAACTGCCAGCCCTGCACCGTGCCGTTGACAGTCGTGCCACGGAACTTCACTGTCGCGGTGATACCGACTGGGTACGTCACGAAGCGTGCAAGCACGTCCACAGTGTCAGCCACCACGGTGCTGGTGCGGATCACGAACGGGGTTGGCAACGTTTCCAACGACAGTGTTTGCACGTACGAGGCGAGGCTCAAGGCTTCGGCGGTTGTCTTGTTGTAGGTCGTGAAACTGAAACTGTTGAGCAGTGAACCCGATTCTGCGTACTGCGGTGTCAGGCCCACAGGCTCCACAATCACTGTGGAAAATGTTTGCTGAACAGTGGACAGGTAGTCCAGTCCCGAATACTTGTACCCGGTGGTGCCGTTGTCCTGAAACGTGACCGCTGTGCTAGTGCCCGGTGCAAGCACCGCCACCGAATAATCCTTTGCCGACAAACTCTGTCGTCCTATGTCGTCGTCGTCAATAAACCACTGTGCCGTGCGTAGCAGCTGGTTTGTCACGTCCCAGACCTGCCCGCCAGCAGTAATCGTCTGATTGGACACGGCCGCAGCACCGTACTGATCGCCGTACACGTTGGTCACGACTTTGGCGTAACTCTGCAACAGCGTAAACAGGTTGGTTATGGCGCTGTAGCGGTCGTCAATACTGAAATCGCTAGTGATGCCTTGAGATGCGGCGACTCCTGTGCCGCCAGTGCATGTCAGGATGATGCGGTCAGCTGGGGCCGCAATCGTGGCGCTCGCGTTGTACGGGATGCCGTACGACCGTTCCACATCGGTGATACGGCCCGCAAAAAACGCTGGGCTGGACGCGCTGTTGGTTGCGCGTATGTCAAGAAACTGCCCGATTGCCAGCGCGGGGCTGTAACTGTTCGCGGGGATGAGTTCAATCGTGCACTGCGAGCCCGCAAATGGGTCTGTGTAGCGTTGCCGGCCGCGGCTGATGTTGATGGACTGAATGCCTGTTAGTTCAACATAGGTGCCGTTGATTGTGGCTGAATACCAGACTTTCGGCGGTGTGTACGCCATTACGAGGCCACCCGGATAGGCACAGCCCCGTTCTGCTGCATGTAGCGCCGCAACGCGTTCACCACGGCCTGCGGATCACCGCCGTTCACGTTGATGGTCACGCCATTCATGCCACTCATCTTGGACAGCGGCACCACCGCTTCCGGGCCTGCCTCACCAATCAGGGCCAGTGTGGGGCTGGTCACGATGCCACCATTTGCCATAGCCGGCACCGCCAGTCCCATGCGGCCGCCGGAGCCGCCGTTATCGTCACCCATACGACCGAACCCGACCGTGCCTAGCGTTGGTATGTCTTTCCCGGGCTTGACAAGGTTGATGCCGCGAATGACCACGTTGATTGCCTTAATCCATGCGTTGACCATGAACTCAAAGTATGACGCGATGCCGTTGACCACGGTGCGTACCACGTCGCGGAACGTTTCAAACTTGTTGTAGGCGGCCACGATGCCAACGACAAGCAGTGCGATGCCAGCGGCGATTGCGGTGAATGGGTTGATTGCCATAGCAGCATTTACGGCCAATACGGCGACCGCGATAGCGCCAATAGCCGCAGCGATGAGCTTGAACGTCGTGGGATTGTTCGCAGCCCAATCCGCAAACGCTTTGACCTTTGGCAAAATCGCATCAACTACTGGCAACAGTGCTTGCCCGAGGGACACTTGCATGTCGTCAAACTGGGCTTTCAGGGTGCGCTGACTGTTTGCCAACCCTTCACTCGTGCGCTGGAAGTCGCCTTGTGCGGCCCCGGTCTGCTCGTAGATTGCGGCTTGCGCCGCAAGAATCTTCTGTTGCGCGGTCAGTGCCCCGCTGCCGTCATAAATGCCCAGCTCCATCGCCTTGGCCTTTAGCGTTGCGTCGTTGAGCAGCACACCAAACCGCCGCATAGGTTCCGACTCGCCACGCAACGCCGCCCCGATTGCTTGAACGGCTTCTTCTGGAGTTGTGTTATTAAACGACGCAAGATCGGAAGCCAACCCGGTGAACCCTGTGGCGAACTTAGCTAGGTCTTTGCCGCCGAGCCCTGCAGCCTTACCGAACGTGCCGAACGTGCCCGCCGCATCCATCACGGACTTCTTGGACTGACCAATAGTGCTGGCAGCAGTTTTTGCGTACTTCTCAATCTCAACTGCTCCGTCACCGAACAGGACGTTGACCTTGCTTTGGGCTTCAGCCATGTCCGACGCAGCCGACACCGCGCCTTTGGCCGCGATTGCTAGCCCGCCGAGCGCCGCCGCCGCCGGGACAGCAGCCTTTTTTAATGCAAACTGCGCTTTTTCGCCTGTGGTTTCAAGTTCTTGAAACTGGCGAATGGCCTTTTTGATGCCTTTGCCGTCAAACTCGCTGATGATGGGAATAGAAATAGCCATTACGCACCCTGCCTTTCCACAATCCGCATCACCTTACGCACCAGCTCTTGAAACCCGCGCTCTAGACGCTCCCGGTTGCCGGTCACCGCAGGCTCCAGCACACGGGTCTTGTCCGGTGCCACCACACCCAGCGACCGTCCCAGCGCGTTGTCAGTCTTGCGGCCAGCGGTCTCAAAGATGACTGCGCCCGGGTTGCGCTGCTGAATCAGGATCACGTTGCGTGTCTTGCGGGACGTGTCAATCTTGACTTTCACGTTCCTACGGGCCGCTACAGCGCTGTACGGAAACAGCGGGCGACCACGGGACTGCCACTGGCGGCCCATACCCGACAACGGCATCTCCGGATACTTCTGCTGCGCCTCGGTCACCGCAGGCTGCGCAATCTCGGCTGCGTCACGATTGAACTGTTTGCGTAGTTCGGGCTCGATGCGGCGCAGCTGCTTAATCGCGTCCTCCACGCCCACAATCTGCACCGTTGTATTGACGCTCACCGTTTCCTCGCTTGCTCGTTCAAGATACTAACCACCGTGGCTAGGTCGCGTCCCTCGAACGGCACTGTAGGTGGCCAGTACCCGGTCGCTACCAGCACGGAGGCCAGTGCGTGCGAGTACGAGCCTTTCAAGAAGGGTTTTCGGTTTCCTGCCCAACAACCTCAATACTGGCAAGTTTCTTTATGTAGTCGTCAAACACTGCTGGCACCGGGACGTTGGTTTGGCGGCATGACTCGTACGCCATGTACGCCAAATCCTCGACACCGATACCGCCTGCGAGATCGGATGCTTTGCGCTTGTATTTGCGCTCCCATGCGACAATCACATACAAGTTTGTTTGCACCGTGTAGTCGTCGCCGTCCGTAGTCGTGACGTGCAAATCCAGTTTCATGCTCTCTCCCTAGCAGGTTGGTTTGTTATCAGGTAACGTCGCGCACCCAAGTGCCGCCAGTGAACGTGGCGGTCACCATCGCAAGCTCGCCCACGGTGGATGCGATGGGCGTGAAGTTCTCAAGCATCGCGTTGGTGATGACGTACTCAGGGTTGGTGGCCGACTCGGTGGTGCCAGACGGGCTGATGGTCAGCACCGTGGTGCCGGTGCCGACGCAACTGGACAGCACACCCTCCACCTCGGTCGCACCGTAAGACAGGTACATCTCAAGCGTGACCTCGACGCTCTGAAGGCCGCCAACGAAACGGTGCCCGGTGTCGCCCATCGCGGTGGACTCCAGCGGATCCTGGCCGACGGTGATGGTCACGCTGCGGCACTGATCCGACAGGTCGGTGGTGGTCATGCCCTGCGTGATGTTCACGGTGGCGTTGGAAAGAAATGTGGAAGTGGCCATTTCGCTTGCGCTCCTTAGTTGCGTCTGATGCTTACTCTAACAGTCAAGTCGTAAGTAGGTAGTTCTTGTCCACCACCAACGAGCATTACCCCGGGCCGTAAATCGGTAACTGCAAGCGTGCTGTTCATCAGTGCGTCGGCGCGGGTCATCAGCCAGTCGCCTGCGTCCTGATTGCCGGGTGGCGGCGCACAGATACGTACCCGCAGGGTTATATCACCCACGTTGTAGGTAAAAGCCTCGACGGTCGGCAGCTCAATAAAGAACGTCATAGGGCGTGCGTTGCGCGGGTCGGTGACCACCTCAAACCCGGTTGACAGCGCCTGAATCGCCGTCTTGGTGACGTTTACTGCGTCAGCAAGTATGCCTGTGGCGGGCATTAGGCAACCTGCGGTCGGCCGCAGCCCAGCAGCTGCATGATGCGGCCCAGCCCGCTAGTCACGGGGAATGTGCCCATCGTGTCGAACGATGCAAACGAATCCACGCTGCCGCGCTCACGGTAGAGGGTTGCCGCGTACATGATGGTGCCCAGCAGCACGTCAGCTCCGGGTGCCACCGTCAGCTCGTCCGTGAGGTAGCCCGACTCGAGCCTGCGACGGTACGCGAACTGGTTTGCCGCGTTGACACACTTGGTGATGAACGCTGTGTCGTTGGCTGTGGCGGAGCTGATGCCCAGCCACTCAACCACGTTGGCGTTGCTGGCCCATGTGCACACCGGGTTCCACTCGAGCGTGCCGTACGGATCAACCGCGTAGTACGTGACGTTTGCACCAACGTTCTGGTACATGACCTGATTGGGCACCGGGTTCTCGTAGTTGAACGTCCACTCGCCTACGTTGTTGACCCCGGTGAACTCGTACTGCGGGAACGCCACAGCGATAGCACCAGAGTCGTTGAAGCCGTTGCCGACACCAGCAATCTCGACCTCCTGTTCGGGGGCCGCGTCAATGTTGACCAGCAGTTGCACAACTGCGTAGTCGTCCAGCCGCATGGCGCGGATGACGTTCGCAATCTGTGACATGTCCTAGCCCTTTCTAGGGTCAGGCAACGGTGATCTTCTGCACCATCGTCGAGTCGGCGATGAAGGTTGCCACGTACCCGTAGTAGGAGAACGTCCTACCCAGAGTGCCTGGGGCCTCTACACTCATCAACCCACGAACTTGCTCGTAGAACTCCACAGCGTTTCCGCGTGCCAGCACCATCGTGCCGGACGCGAAGTTCGCGTCCACGACGAGGTTCAAACCGAACGGGTTGAGGGTGTTGGTGCTGGTGATGGTCTGGGTGCCCATGCCGTTCACGCCCATAAGGCCCGCTGCGCCTGCGTACGGGAACACGGGGCGCTTGTCAGCGTCAAGCTGCTGCGACAGCTTCTTCCACACGTCGGCCGACACGAACAGGTGGTCGGGCAGGAAGTTGGTTGCCGTAAGGATGGACTCTGCAACCTCGTACAGCGTGCTGATGAGGTCGGTGGGGTCGGTCTGGTTGACTGTCCACGTCACGCCTGACGCTGCACCCTGCGCGACGATTTGGTCGGCGCACTGGTTGTCAGACTGGAGCAGGTACTGGCCTGCGAGATCGCGCAGGATAATCTCCATTGCGGCCGGGGAAGTGAAGTCGATGTCCTGCACCGACAGCGTGACCTGACCGGCAAGCGTCGTCTTGCTGACGACGTTGGATGCGATGACGGGCGTAGTGGCCGACACTGCTGACAGTTCGGGCGACTGCGCCGCAACTGACGGGTGGGTTGTCCATGTCGGACGGATGAACGTCTTGCTGTTGCCGCCGTCGGGGAACGCGCGAGCGCCCACAGCTGACACGGTGGGCCTGATGTAGTTCAGATCGGCGAACACAGGTGCGAGCACCGGCACCGGGAGCAGACCGGGCGTGTCGGTTGTGAGCACGTCACCAGCTGCAGCCTGAAGTGCGGTCTGCTTGTCCTTCGCGGCCTCGACGAACGCCTCGTTGACCTTGCGGAACGTGTCGCCACCGATGTGGTACGCAGCGAGGTACTCACCGGCTGACGGCATCTTGAAGGTGCGCTTCGGCTGTGCCGGGAGCGGTGCGGTCGGCACGACTGCTGCGGCCTCGACCTCGACGTTGGCGGGTGTTGCGTCCACTGGTTCCTCCTGTGGGGCTTCGGTTTCTGTTTCGTCGGGGTCGGCTGCTTGCGCGGCCACTTCTGTGATAGTAGCACCAGCGAACGCCGGTATGGGAACAAGTGACAGTTCCAGCCACTCGGCCTTCGTGACCGTGATGCGGCCCTGCTTGTCCTCGGTGAACTCAATGGGGTTGACACCCACGGACACGTCCATGACACCATCGGCTGCAAGCACTAGTGCCTCGTCGCCAAGCGCGGTGCGACTGATCCGCATGGATGCAAGCATCGCTTCGTCGGTGTCAACACGCTCCGCAACGATGCCCACAGGCTTGGTGCTGTCGTGGTACATGAACACTCGCGGAGCTTTGCCTTCGGTCGGCAGCGAACCGGGCTTGAACATGACCTCCTGACCGCCAGTCACCGTTGCAAACGTGTTGTACGGCACAGCAATCGCGTCAATCCGGCGCTCGCCAGCCTCGCCGGCTTCAGCCTTGACGGTCACTGTGTCTGCTGTGAACCGAATCATGCCAGTTCCTCCTGTGTGTTCTCTTCTACGTCTACCATCTCGCGGCTCATGTTCGCATCGTCTATCTCACCCAAATACTCGTCGGTGTCAAACTCGACGTAGGTTCCGTTCGGCAACACGTTGTTTGCAGACAGGGTGGATGCGATGACTTCCGCGTAGCTCTTGGTGCCGTACAACCACAAATCCCAGCGCGATTCGCGGCTGTTCGTGTATGCGTATGACCCGGTTGGCACGCCCAGCAGGTACGGCGGGATATTGCAGATTTGCGCCATTTGCAGCGCACTGAACTGCGCCGACTCAATCAGCAGCATCTTGTCCGGGGTCGCCGTCGTCGGCTCGTAGGTCAAGAACTCGTTGAGCGCAGCAGTTTGGTTGCTTGCCCGGGCTGCGTTAAACGCTGCCGACAAATCCGCAAGCTCCTGTGCCGACAGCGGCTCACCGCCTGTCTGGCGGAGAATGCCTGTCGGGATTGCGTTAGCGGCGTTACGCATGCGTGCATCCTCAATGCGAAGCGCGGTCGCAATCGCCTGTTCGCTGCTGTAAATCAGGCCCTGACTGGAGCCGATGAACTGCACCACGTTCACCGGGTCAAGGGCTTCACCGTTGAAGTACAGCTCGTTGCTGGGTGCGTACCAGACCGGGCCTTGCTGGTCGGGTGTCGTGATTGAGCCTGACGGCAGGCGGGTGAACGAGGCTGGGTAGCCGTCAGTGGTGCGGCTGGTCACATACCAGAAGGCGCGCCCAAAGAAGAACAGGTCGTCAAATGTCCACGCCATCAGCGTTTCGTAACTGATTGCTGGGTCTGGTCGGCGCAGCCATGACCGTGGCGCAAGGTATTCGTCGGTCATTTCGCGCTCTGCCTCGTCCCAGCGTTCGCGGTACATGCGTAGCGGCATCGCACTGATGACGTTTGCGTGCAGGTCGCGGGCGCGGCTGATTGCGGGCACGTTCATCGCCCGGTTGCGAGCCTCACCCTCTTGGTAGGTGTAGTACTGGCCGATGAGCTGGATACCAGACATGTTCGGGTTGTAGCCACCCACGGCAGCTTTGATCTCGACGGGCGCAATCTGCGCTTTCGTTTCCTTCTTGCTGAACAGCGCCACGGTGACCTCGATCTAATGACCGCCCGCCCCGACGGTGGACGGTCACACCGTCAGCGTACTTCAGCCGTGAACAACCAGTATGGGTTTCTGTTTCGTTTGCGGTCGGCTGACAAGTGCGACCGCCCAGATCAGGCAGCGCGCCAGCTCGATAGGCCCGGGCGACTTCTGCGATGACACGACATAGCCTTGCGCGGTCTTGACACCCACAGCACGATTGACGTGCTCCGCAAGAACGGCTGACCCGGTGTGGGCGACTTGGCCTTGCTGGATCATGCCGCGCACGAGGCTTGTCCAGCGCAGCAGCTCGCCATAGCCGACAACGGTGGTGCGCCGCCGCAGATGCTCAGGCACGTGTATGTCAAGCGTCGGGGTCACCGCGAGGTGAAGGTTGCGGTCAGCCATACAGTGTTCAACCTGCTCCCACATGTCGGCCTCGGACTCCACTACGAAGGCTGCTTGCACCATGACTTTGCCGCCAACCGTCACGGCGCGAGTACCTACGTACCGTGCGTCATCCACCGACGAGTCAATCGCAAGCACGCCGCCAGCAGGCATCGCCTCACTGGTGATGCAAGCGTCCCACACGCCCGGGTCAATCATCGCGCCCCGGGTCGTAATCCACTGGTTCAGGTGGGCGCGTAGAAATGACTCGCGGGTGGCCGCAGCCCGCAGCGCCTCAATCGTGACTGTTGTCCCGAGGGCTGGGTTGGCCCAACTCCACCAACGCTCATCTTTAGGGTCGGCCCCCAGCGGCATCGACCATTCAGCGAAATACAGCTGGGAAAGCGTGTCGGATTCCACGTCTGCAAGCGCTGTTTCGCGCATGTTAATCATGGCGGTGCTGGACGCGTCACCAGCTGTTGAAAAGCACGCCAGCAGCGGGTTCGGTCGGGCAATCATGGAAGGCCGCAACGCCTCATCCACCACCGCCGCCGGGATGTTCCACAGCTCGTCCACCACGATCAGGTCATACGAGCCGCCGTGCAGCCGGGTGCTAGCCGCCCGAATCTCCCAAGTCGAGCCGTCAGGCATCGTCACTCGTTTGCGCCCGATTTGCTGGATGGACTTTCCCCCAAACTTCTCCACAAGGATGTGGGCAAGGTTTCCGAAAATTGCCTCGGCACGGTCTAACTGGTTTGCCGTTGACATGACGGATTGGGGCCGACCAAAGTGCACCGCACCTTCCGTCAGCCACCACCCAATCATCGCGGTCAGCAGCACCGACTTGCCTTGCTGACGGGCCGTCGAAACCAGCGACTCGCGCCGCACCAGCCGCCCATCTTCAACCTCGAGCATCCCGGTCAACGCGTAGGTCTGCCACGGCATCAACGGCATCAAATGACGCTCAGCCCAAGCCGCCACCAACGGCCCAAGTGATTGTCCCCCAATACGCGCCGACTCCAACCGGGGCCGTTCCTGACCAGTCAACTCTGCTTCAGGCTGATCACCGCC